CAGCATCTGTTATCGAGATTTTGAAGGACATCCAAACTCTCCTGTCGCATCGTAGTAATTGCAGAATGAGGCGCAGAATCGGACATCCTTTTCTGGTTCGGGGATTTCTCCGTCACTTACCATCTGCCTTACCTCTTGAAGCCACGCTAGACCTTCAAGAGCCATTTCGCGGTTATACGGCTCGGTGTGTTCTCTGACATCTTGCGAACTGCCATCTCTGGCGATAGCTACGAGAGTGACATTCTCTACTGGTAGCCCGTTCTCCTCGATGAGATAGCCATAGACCTGAACCTGCATCCGTTGTTGAGCCGATGGGAAATAGCGCAAAGATTTTACCTTTGTTGTTTTCCAGTCCACCACCTGCTTGCGGTCTTTGATGTAAAGATCAACATGACCCCGAAGCCCGTCAATAGAGAACTCCTGCTCAATCATGAAGTTGTCGCCAAACGGGTCTTCTCGCTTAATACTCTCAGCAATTCCGGCGTGGATAAATGTCCCCATAATCGCGGCGAGAGAGTCAGTTTCATTGACCTTTGGCTGGTCTGTCAGAAATGACCAGACTCGCCTTTTACAGTCGCCGATAGATGAAGGGCCGACATCTTTCTGAGTAGAGCGATCTCGCTGAGAGTCGTGAGCCGATAACGAGCCGACTAGCATCTTTGCTATTTCGCTCATATTCTGCGCCCCGTCTGTTCAAATGCAATTATTTCCAACGCCTTCGCAATTCTTTCCAATACTTTCGTGAGATCATCTTTTGGTTTTGGAATTACATCTTTTTGAACTCCAACATGAACGCGACAATTCGCTGATGGCTCTGGTGGTAATCCATCTACCCACTCCCCGTTGCATATACATTTCATCTTCACGAGGCATCCATCCCCGTTCTGACCGAAGTGCCGATTGAGCGAGCAATGTCCACCTGAACCCTAAGTCTTGCGACATTGGCGCGGTTTGCCTTAACGATTGCCTCACACTCAGCAACTTTCATGTGGCGTTCCTCATTAGCTAGTAATGCCAAATCCTCGCGCTCGCCTACTGTGCGATTTCTGCCACCGGCATCTGACTTCCCCGCTAATTCAATACGAGATTTCGCCATTGCCACTTCATAAGTTGCTTTTGCGGCGTGGTAGAGCATCTCTGAATCTACAAGGTCATCGTGCGCTTCATCGATAAGTTTGCTGAGGTCTTTTAATCGAGCCTCAACCTGAACGGGTGTCACGATGCTCATTTGATTTCACCTATGGCAATCTGAGCGCAGGCATCTTGAACGAGCAGAGCTACATTCTCAATTCCTAACTTCACTAGTCGCTTGCGGTCTTTGACGAGATCAAGAGCGCAGATTTGCTCATAGATGTCTAAGCGGATTTCGGCTTCCAAGCGAGCAGTCATCTTGGCTAATTGAACTGCTAGATATTCGTCAGACTCAGCACCGAGAATTAACTTGCCGTCAGTAATCTCCCAATGTTGTTTGGCTTTACAGAATAATTTCATAGGAGCATCCCTTCCTCTGCTGAACGCCAGACTATGCAAGCGTTTCCATTTGCATTTTGTCGAGTCGTTCCGGTGTCAATGATGAAGCCGTCTTTAACAAGTGAGCCTCGGATTGGTCGGACTGTATTACCGTCAAGGTGTAGGTAACGCTCCACTTCTTGATCTGTCGCACCTGCGATCCCTCGATTGATAAAGAACTCGTAAACTTTACGGCGAAGTGTTCCAATTTGAGGTTCAATCTTTGCCCTCGCTTCCAGTGATGTTTGCTTCATGACAGTTCCTGCACTCTCTTGTTAAGTGCATCTTTAAGAGTTGTCCCTGCCACCTTGATGTCCAAAAAATCCTTTTCCTTATTCCAAATGATGCGAAGGTTATCTACATCATTAGTTTCACCGATAAGTTTTAGGATTCCCTCTAAGCGTTCTAACTGCTCAGGGGTAAGAGTGCGAACAATGCTCAGAGTTTTGCGTGGCTCTTTTGCGTAACGCTCAACCTTCTCCATCTCGTCACGGCTAGGGCGTTTGTTGCCTGAGAAAATAAAGTTGGCGAGTGCGCGACCTATTGATGAGGATTCTGCGTTCTCTAGCGCGCTAGTGGTGTTCACCATTCCAACGCCGATGATCTCCTCAGCCATGCCCGTTGTGATTGGGCGATTGTCTTCTTGGTTTGTGTATAGCTCTGCGCGAACGATGAAACTTCTATCGTCACGATGAACTAGGAAAGTGTGGATTCTGCCGTTTGGGAATTGCGCCCAGAACTTCTTGAGTCTGGATTCAACTGTTTCATAATCGTCTAAGTTGAACTTCGCCATGATTTGCCTTTCGTTTGGGGTTCCTGTTGGAACCTGTTGGGCGATACCTTACGGCATAGATTACGGAAAGGGAAGCACCTCACCTCTCGGCGTTTCGTGCTTAGATTAGGTCATGATTAGAGTCCAAATCAGTCTGTACGGCCTTGCCGTTATGGTAGAGGCTGAACTGAAGTACCCCGATCAGATTGACGATATTGTGGGCAGAGCCAGCACCCTATTTGTAACGGGCTTAATGGCAGCCAAGAACCAAGAAATAGATATTTCTCAGGTCAGTTTCTTAGATGATGAAGAGGATTAGCCCTTTTTCTGCTCTGCGTAGATAAATGGTGGGCCGGTATAAGGATCGTGTTTTGCGGCTATTTCTAACGCTCGCTTGATTGACTTGCCCGACTCCAATGCGCCCAGAGCGAGTGAGCTACCCGAACCGATAGCGTATAGACCACCAGCATCAATAGAAACGGCGAAATCATCCCCAATGTCAAACACTTCGCCACATACTGCAATAAGGAACGCGAATCGAGTTTCCTCATCTTTATCTCCCTCTAACTTGAGATCGTTGTCTTTGAAGCATTGTTTGAGCGATGGGATTACTTTTGAGATTACAAAGTGGTAAATGTCTTTTTTATCATTAGCAGTTGGTACTGGTGGGTTCCAGATATGTTGAGCCACATCGCAGTAGCTAGACAACCCGCTTCCGGCAACGATGTATTGCCCGCGATGGCTAATTTTCGCCATGTGAATATGTGAGTATTTTCTAGTCGCAGTCACCTGAGCATCTGCGCCAAATCTCACTCCTTCGGCGGTTTGCACTGCAACGATTGTGGTCACTCTAGCCACAACCTATATTCAGAAGTAACCCGACCTTTATCGGGATCGACAAAATGCAAACGCTGAGAAGGCTCACCATTAGAAGCGAGTAAATCTCTGGCGTAACGATTACCAGATTCAACCGCTGCGCTCATAAAGACCGACCCTTCGCCATTAGCCATGTTCCAAGATTGGTGCTGGTGGAAGTGACCGATGTATAAATCTCTGAAATCAAAACCTTTAGTGATTTTGTCCACTTCATCAAAGAACTTGTAAGCCCCTGACTTCCAGCGGTCAGCGAATCGAACAATCGTTGAGGCAGTACCCCAGCGGATTTCATCGCCGTGAATAAGCAGGGCTTTATAATTGCCAATCTCTACGCGCTGAATATCCTCTTTGCTCATCTGCCAAGTCAGTCGCTTTTCATCTTTCAAAGCCTGCCCTGCAAACATATAGACCAACTTGTCCCAGTTCACATCTTTTGGAAGTTCGCCAAGTTTTCCAATTCTTCCATGATTACCTGGCTCACAAACAACTGTTACCTTATCAAAATTGGCTAGGAGTGTGCGAACAATGTCAATCATTATCCGAGATGCTGCGACAAATTGCGCCATAACATCTGAGTCCACTTCATAAACCTGTGAGGGGAATATTGTCGTGTTTTCTACAATGTCCCCACCAAGCATGAGAACGCACTCTTTGACTGGGTGGTGAGTTCTTTGAATCTCGGTGATCTTAATTGTCTTATCTATGGATTGCTTAACAAGTCGCTCACACTCTTTTGTGTTATAGGTGAGAGTCTGCTTTCCTAGTTGCCAATCTGTCGAGTGAAGGAGAGCTACTTCGCCACGCTTGGTGCGAACATCTTTCTTCGGTGTTGGGACTGGTGGGATTGCGCCGAGAGATAGCATCGCATCATGGGCAGCTTGAACAACTGCTGAAGTAAAATCATCACGGCTTTTCTTGATTTTGGCGAGTTGTCTTTGCGTGTTGGCGAGCGCATCGCGTAGGTCATCTATCGTTGATTCCTCATCTGCTCGTTTGATTGCTTTTTCAAGACTCATCGATGCCTACAATCTTTCGCCCGTGTTGGATGTAACCGGAAAGGTCTAGCCAAGAGTCTTCGTGTTGTGGGTTATTTGCGATTCTGATTATTTTAAGAGCGAGCATCATAAGATCAACTTCGTGGGCAGGGATATCATCTCTGTTAAGGATTGCTCCCCACATTCGCCCGATACGGGTAAAAGCCTCCTCTGGACTGCCATAAGTTTCTTGGCGGTCTTTCAGGACTTCGTTTAGTCCTCTGATGGACATAAGCATTTCCCGTTGCGGTGTTTGTTAAAGGTAGCCTCTGCGATTTGGAAACCCTCTGATCTGAGAGCTGAGACGAGAGTCGTAGTTGGGACTCCTGTTTTAATAGCGTTGAGCAACACTTCGCGGTCTTTCTTATCAAGCATTTCTGTAATGATCGCTAGTGTGCATTTATAGGTTTTAGCGGTGAACTTTTCGATTGAGTCGGATAGTGCCATTGGTTGCCTCCCTTTCAGGGAGAAGCGTACCGAGAATAATTACGGGAAGCGATTTGACACGCAATAAAAAAACCCCCGTCTTTTATTGACGAGGGTTCTATTGCTGGTTTGATAGCACTCACGCCAGCGAGCAATGTTAAGTTTTTTTGGATCATTGGCAGTTGCCAACGGGATGATCTTATAGGCACATTGTTAAAAGTAGCAATAGGAAACCAATAAAAGTCCAGAGATAAATCATTCCTTTATCAACCCGCTGTTGATCTTGATGACCTGCTTGACATCTGCCCCTTCAGGCTTATACGGGTCTGAGGGTATGGCTATCGGCTTGGTCACTCCCCCATCGTCTATGTTGGCGAGGTATGGGGTGGCGATGTGGGAGTCGGGGGTTACATTCGGGTTTGCCATAGACTCATGCGAAACTAGACCGCCGGTAATAAAGCCGACCAAGATGTACCCCAGGTGGGGCATATCGTGTTGAAAGCCGGTAGCCGCCCAAGTCGAGAACGCGCCAGTCATAGCGATCGTGAGTTGCTTGGCATCGAATATGTGAAACCTGAAGTGGTCTTTTAATTTCATAGTGTGCCTTTGAGTTGATCGTAAATAATCTGCGGAAGTGCGCCCGTAACTTTCAGCCCTAGATTGACCTCATATTTAACCAGCGCGGCTTGCGCGTAGGTGTTCATAATGCCCGTGTCGTATTGGTGGGGGAGTAATCCAGCCTTTGTAAGAGCCAACTCAACTGCCATGACTGCGGAGTTTTGCTGACCTAGATTGAAGGCGGTTTTAGAAACGGGAAAAGGTGGAGCTACGAATACAGTTTTAGCAGGGGTTGAAGCGGTTGGGGTAGTAGTCAGCATCCCGTTGTGCATGACCCCTGTGGCACCGGCGATGACTGTTCCCGTTCCACCCACTACCGCAGTCGCCTTCTTGCTCGTAGAGCCCTTAGAAACGGGTTTGAGGGGTACTGGGTACTTAGGTCTAACAATCGCGGCAATGAATAAGTACGGGCGATGAACGCGCCAGCACCCACTTTCGTGAACGGCATCATTGGGGTTGCCTGTATTGAAACCGATGGTGGTAATGCCGTCTGGAGAAGCGTTCTCGATAATCTCGACATGATCAACGGTGCCATCTGAGTTCCAGTCATAAAAGACAAGATCGCCAGGTTGCGCGGCGTATTTATTGACAACTAGCCCTTGCCGTTGAAACCAGGGCAACGCGGCAGGGTTATAGGCAAAACCTTTAGGGGTTTGCGCGGCTATGAGGTGAGAGAGTCCAACCTGAGCAAAGCACCAAGAAACTCCCATCGCGCAATAAGGCGCGTTTTTAATTCCGTACCAGTCGCCATAAGGGTTTTCATCTTGCGCCCCCGCGTGAAAGCCAAGTTGCGAGCGAGCTACATTGAGGACATCAAGCGCGGTGGACATCTAATCTCCTTCTTAACACAAAAGCCCCACCCCGTAGGGCAGGGCTTTAAGTCATGGAACGAAGCCCATAACGGCGTGTGCTTATGCTACTACTTAGCCTTCGGAGTTTCAGCCGCAACGATCTTATTCGCATCGGCAAGTACGGCATCAACGCCAGCCTGAACCAATGGAGCAGGTGCGCCTGTGTCTTTCGTGATTGTATTCACAAGGCTCTTTGGGTTAATACGAGCCAAAAGTGGAGCGAGCAATCCGCCGACAAGTGCTTCAATAATGATCTGCTTAACGGTTGCGTGTGGGTCAATCTGATAGGCGGCATATCCAGCAGCGACTACACCGTAGCAGTAATGCTCAAGGAGTGCCTTTTCTTTTGCTGTGAGGTTGAGTTTGAACTTAGCCATTTGTTTCCTTCTTTCCGATGAGGTTGCGAACATATTTTTCTGCTTCAAAATCGCTAGCGGCTGCTACATGAACCCCACCTGAACCGCGATGATGGAACTCGCAAAGCCAAACTAGGTTCTCTGCCGATTCTACCCATTTTCCTACTTCGTCAGGGTTAGATACTCCTGGATAATCGACTTCCAGCCACGTGAGATCGACCCCGTTTTGTAATGAGAATTCGATGTGCGCGTGATGTAATTCAAGAGGCTTATCAAGGCTGCACTCTGAGAAGTCATCTCTGTGTTCTCCGATTGAGCATTTTGCTGTGTCATGGGTTGCCTTGTGGTAGTGGTCGAAATCAACATAATGAGGGTCGTCGGTGCGAGCTGGATGCGCCGGATAGTGGATTGTGTAAGAGTGGGTCACATTCCCATCGTGAGCATCCGTCATTTTAATCCTCTTTTTGCGCTTTGAGGACTGCTATATCCGTTTTGATGTAATTTTGGTTCTCGATCAGAGCATCGACTTTGTTAATCAACCCCGTTTTGCCATCGTTAAATAGTGCGTATTCAATGCGGTCTAAACGCTTATCCAGTTTTCTCTGTCCTTTGAGGATGAAAAAGATAGGTGTTCCGATAATAACTATGCTCTCAAGGGTTGCCCAAATAGTGTTTGAAATTGAGTTAGCGTTATTCCAGAACATTTGCGCCCTTTCGGGTTATGGGTTAGACAATGGTGACGGTTCTAATTGTACCAACCGAGTCCACAACTTTCAGAGTGTTAGTTGTTGAGTTGATCCACATATCCCCATTGCGCCGATTTGTGGGATCGGTAGCGACAATTGGAACTGAAAATCTTTGAGCAGTTTCTAACTTACGAACTCGCGCATAGATGTCGTCAAAGATGTCTTTTAGATTAGGTGGAAAGTTTAGGTATCCCATGTCACTCCTAGTTTGATGTTGTAGTAAGTGTAATCGTTACAGTTTCAGGAGCGTTATTCTCTCCAGCCGTGACATTGTAGGCAACGATTCTATAAGTGGTATCTAGCTGAGTTGGGAACCTGTCGTCAAGGATTCTGATACGCGCATCATCCCCCACTTCATAAGAGCCAAAGATCGGGTCAGCATAAGGTGGGATTGTGATTTTAATTGTGGTCGGTGGGTAGGAAACGACTGAAACCTGACCCGTAGCAAGGTTGGAGAGCAGGGTCGCATCGGACACATCTGAGTAATTAGATTGATCCTCTAGCAAAGGCCATCCAGCGGCGATCTTTGAGCCATCAACTGCCGTTGCCGTGAGCTTGCCGGGGTTAGAGCCAGCCCCTAGCGCATAGAGAGTATTGGCGGCGGTGCTTCCGTCTTCAGGCCATGTGTATTCAATGATGTTTCCCGGCAGTTCAAAGACTGGAGCCGTGAGAGAAGTCGCTGAATAAACCCGACCATAGCGAGGGTATCCGAGGCGTAGAAGTTTGGCAGGGTTGCCGTTGGAGTCGTAATAGACATAAATGTTGAAGTCAAAGCCCGTACTAGATCGGGAAAGGTCTTGAATGAGAGAGAAAACTGTTTTGTATTCGTAGCCATAGACGGTGCGGTTAATCAGTACGCCTGAAGTTTCGCCACCTAACTGCACTCCGATGTTTCCATTTGTAGCAGCTTGAGCATTGGTGATAATTGTCTGGACAGCCGTGAGTTGGTCGGTGCTGGTGAAAACTGTGTCGGATGTAATCCTTCGGCGTTCAAAGTAGGACTCGAACTCTCTGGCGGTGAGTTTAATTGTCTGAGATTTAGAGTTGTATTCTCGCGCCCAAAGAACCCCACCCCAAACTAGAACGCCATCTCGATCTACATAAACGGCGGTGCGAGCAGGGATAGTCGCACTTGCCACATTGAGGTTCGTTGTATTGACACCTGAGATTAACAATTCACCCGTGAAGGTTCCGGCGGTGTTTAACTGTTGCGTAAAATTGACAGCCGTTAGCGGTAACTCAGCAAGGATGGTGTTTGTTAAAAGGTCGGCAAAGAGGTAGCGGTAGTTAGCCATGCGTTTACTTTACAGGTGGAGTTAATACCTCGGGCGATATGAAATTAGTTCCGTCAAAGGTATCGCCAACACCTGCATACTTACCTCTGAAATTAGCGTTGTAGGAAGTCTGCGCCCATTGAGTATCAGCGCCGAATAGCGATTGGCAAAAAGCAATACCGACCGCTTCTCCATCAAGCCCTGCTGCGTTACCAATAACTTCGTTATTAACCACGATTACTTGGGTAACCGCGCCATCTTCAATTTCTGCAAAATGAGCCATAATTTTT